TTTACCGATAACAGTTTGATCTTGCCAAACAAAAGCCAGATTCTATTTAAAACCTATTCTCAGTATCAGAACAACCCTACCTTTATCGAGGGTGCTGAACTTGGTTCTAAGAGCGCACAATGGCACAACGTAGGTGCGTGGCTGGACGAATACCTGCTTGGCGATGACTTGATTAACACAATGCGGTTCAGGCTTGCTACCCGAAACAGCAAGATGCTTGTCACCTTCACGCCTATTGACGGCTGGACGGAGGTTATTAAGGACTACCTAGACAAAGCAAAAACCATAGCCACCAAGGAAGCAGAGTTACTGAATGGGGAGATTCTGCCCCATATCCAACTAAGCCACAAGCGTAACGCTTCGATCCATTACTTCCATACCAAGGACAACCCATTCTCAGGCTACGAACGCCTCGCCAGCGACCTTAAAAACGAAAGCAGGGAGAAGATACTGATTCGTGCATACGGCGTTCCTGTGAAGTCTCAGGCGACAAAGTTCCCCAAGTTCAACAAAGAGGTGAACGTCATACCGCAAGACATGATACCAAAAACGGGAATCACGAGGTATCACATCATCGACCCAGCAGGCAGCAAGAACTGGTTTATGGCGTGGATCGCCGTGGATGGCAGCGGAACGTATTACGTTTATAGAGAATGGCCAGACACAACCATTGGTGATTGGGCAGAATGGAAGAACGGAAGATGGATGCCTGGAGAGGGAGCAAAAGGAATTGGCTACGGGATGCGTGATTACGTGAACCTGATTAACGATTTAGAGGACGAGGAAGAAATCTATCTACGTATTATTGACCCAAGGCTGGGAGCTGCAAAGTATCAGGCACAAGATGGCAGCAGTAGTATCATCGAGGACTTAGCCGAGAACGACATTATCTGCATACCTGCTCCTGGCTTGGACATTGAGGACGGCTTACAAGCGTTAATCAGCAAGATGAGTTGGGATACGAGCAAACCAATGGACAGCTTGAACCGCCCTAAGTTCTATGTCAGCGAGGAATGTCAGAACATTATCAGCGCATTGTCGGAATACACGGGCGAGCAGGGGTTGAAGGAAGCATGGAAAGACCCTTTGGACTGCTTGCGTTATGCGGCTATCTATGATATTGACCATGTAGACGCTAGTTATTTAGAAGCAACTCGCCAAGGATCAGGAGGCTATTAAGATTATGAATACAAAGAAACCACGAAAAGAAAGAGCAGATAAAGGCGTTAAACGTGCCGAAACCAAACCAGTTGCAGAAGCTAAGGCTGAACCAGAAGTCTTTGAAGTGTATGCTATTGGCGTATGTCCTAACCCAATGTGGCTAAGGGGAATGACTCGTGACACAAATAAGTGTAACATTCAAGTTCCAAAAGCTAGTCTTAGAGCGGGATTGGTTGGCAAATGGATGAAAGCGACAAAGATTGACGGCGAGGAAGAAAACCATTACAAGTTCCTTGCATGAGCGATGAATTATCAGACCAAGACGTAGCGATGATCTACGTTCAGAACGAACCGAATATCGGCGCACTCCAAGACGCTTATGATAGAGCCGTATTGGATCAAGAGGAATATGTCGAATCGTGCGAACGTGCCTATAATGATCGCCGTAATATGTGGCCTGGCAAAACCAGCGATATGCGGAAGAAAGGGGCTAATGCGTTTCCTTGGGATGGGGCTTCCGATATGGAGGTTAATACGATTGGTGAAAGAATTGATACTTATGTTGCGCTGCTTACCCAAGCACTTGACCGTAGCCACATTAAAGCGTTCCCAACGAACCATACTTCAGTAGCTAAGGCTTCGGTAGTTTCAATGTTCTTGAAGTGGATGCGTAAAAGCTACATCCCAGACTTTAAGAAGCAAATGGAACTGGGTGCAAACCACCTTCTTGAGAAGGGCATTATGGTTTCCTATGTTGGCTGGAAGCGAGAGAAACGCACGTTTAAACAAGTTGTAACCCTGCAAGAGATTGAGGCAGCTATGCCAGAACTTGTGGAGATTTTACTTGGAGATGATGTTGCGGAGGCAGAAGCATTTGTTGCAAGTGCCTACCCTGACATGAGCAAGAAGCGTGTTAAGAAGGCGGTATCGGAACTACGCATGATGGGAGTTACGGAAATAAGTATTCCGAGAATGAGCGTTGATTGCCCCATAGTTCAAAGCTGTGAGCCTGATGGCGAAGTTATCTTCCCGTCCTATGTGACTGATCCACAACGCGCTCCATACGTATTCTGGCGCACGTTCTACACCGCACAAGAACTTGAGAAGAAGGTTGCCACAGAGGGCTGGGATGCTGAGTGGGTTGACGAAGCTATTGAAAGACTTAAAGGAAGTGATTCGCTTGAGAATCAGACGGCAAGTGAACGCTCGCAACGCCGAGACTTAGGGGACGATCAAGACTTAATTATGGTTGTCTATGGCTACCAGCGTTTGATTGACGAGGAAGATGGCAGCGAAGGCATTTACTGCACCGTGTTCCATCCAGATACCGATGGCTACGCAAAACACGAACTGCTGAATGGCTACGATGACTACCCGTTTATCGTTACTCGCCTGAATGACAACCAGAAACGAATGTATGAAACCACTTCGTTTGCTGACATTTTACGTGGCCCGCAATGGCAAATTAAAACTGAGCGTGATAGCCGTATCGACAGAACAAGCATGGCTACCTTGCCACCATTGTTCCACCCAGCAGGGCAACCGCCTAAAGAGTGGGGGCCTGGCAGACGTTTGCCGTATCGCCGTTTAGGTGAAATCGCTTACGGGCCTACTCCACCATTTGATCCTGGCAGCGAGCGTATCGAAGCACAAATGATTTCCCAAGCTGACAAGGCAGTTGGGCTTGATCTTGAGAACCCGCTTTCGGCACTTCGCCAGCAATTCGTGGTGAACAAGTTCCTTGACCACGTTAAGGACATTCTTTCACTTGCCTTTAAGTTGTTTCAACGCATGGGGCCAGATGAAGTATTCTTCCAAGTTACAGGCAGTCCTGACCCACAGGTGATGGCTAAAGGTGATGCCGATGACAACTTCTCCATTATCGTATCGTTTGATACCCGCGAAACTGACCCTGAGACGGTAGAGACGCAGATGAAGAACATCGCTACCTTAATGCAGATTGACCGCAACGGGCGTATCAACGTGGATAAACTACTTGAGCTATTGGCAGCACAAATCAATCCATTCATCGCTGACTACGTATTGCAACCTGCCGAGGAAGCACAAGACAAGATGCTTAAAGATGTATCGGATGACTTGTCAAAAATCTACGCAGGTATCGAAATGCCAGCTAGACCGAACGGTGCTGCCTTTGCAATGCAACTTGTCCAAGCCTACACGCAACAACCAGACGTAGCACAACGCTTACAAGGTGACGAGGCTTTCGCAGCTCGCCTTCAGAAATATGCCCAACAGTATGCTATGATGCAGATGCAAGCACAAAACGCAGTAACTGGACGGCTTGGAACTAGCGAGGCTAACGTGAGCGGGGTATCAACTCAGAACATGGAAGGTTAATATGCCAGGCGATTATTTATTTGCAGCATTGAAAAATGGTCTTAAAAAGAAACCATTATCATTACCTACTGAAAAATATCCTGTGGTTGAACCTGACGCTGAAACACTAGACTATTTTAAGAAGAATCCAGACGTAGCAGGAATGGCTATTGGTGCAGGGCTTAATCAGTATGGTGGGGAAAGAAGGGTCGTGGTGAATCCTTATTCTGGCTTAAGTAAAGAGGGTAAAGAAGGATTGATACTTAATGAACGATTGCGTCACTTTATGGATGAGACAAAACCACAGTTATCATTCAATCCAACAAAAGAACAAGTTCAATCCTTCCAAGGAACTGAATATGGCAAGCCAGAAAATATAGGGAGATTAAAAGAAACTATTGTTGCTCGCATTTTAACTGGAGATGCTTCTGCTGGTAACTTTACAAAAGAACAAGAAGATGCAGCAATGGAAATACAAAAGAAATTTCAAGATCAAGGCAAACCAAAATCAATGGTTGACATGGTATCAGAGGCTATAAAAATGCGTCCTGCACTTCGCAAGTAACAACCTTATGAAAAAAGAAATGATTAAACGAAAAGACGGCTCGTATTCCCAGCGTGGACTGTATGACAATATCAGAGCTGCCGCTGGTTCTGGCAAGAAACCTACCAAGGAAATGCTGAAGCAAGAGCGTAAGATCAAGCGTAAGTAACCTATGGAAAAGCGTTTTAAGAAGGTCGTAAAGAACCCTGAGACTGGAAGGACTAAGACTATCCGTTACGGCTTGGCGGGGTTAGCCAGCGATGGCAAAGACCGTATTAGACCAGGCACGTCCAAAGGCGATGCTTATTGCGCTCGTAGTGCCAAGATCAAGGGTGATTGGAAGTCTGATCCTAATAGTCCGAACAACTTGTCGAGGCGCAAGTGGAAGTGCAAGGGCAGCAAGTCAATGAAGTAGGCGAACACCAACAAACCAACAAAGTAACCGAACGGCAACAATCTATGAAAAGTAAAAAATGCGGCTGCGGCCATGAAAGCAAAGAATACGGAAAAGGCAAAAAAGAGAAAGGCTACGTTGAGATTGAAATCAAGATGAGCCGTATGCCTAAGAAGAAAGCAAAACGTAAATAACAAACCTTACTAAAAGACTAATGATTCCACGCCCTACCCTAGAACAATCGGTTCTCGCATTGAGTGACCGCGATGAATACAAAGTAATTATCCAGTATATT